CAATGTAATTTTGGAATTGAATTGGCTGGAGCGCGCTGGACATTGCTTGTCCAAGCAGTTGTTCAGTTAATGAAGGTTGATTGGCTTGCTCCATCAGTTGTTGAAACATCATTGCCTTCATTAAGTTCTTCTTTCGATCAGACCCATCTGCTTGACCTGTTTGAGTAGTGCCTTCCGGTGCTGGTAACTCAGGTGCTGGTGGAGCAGATCCTAAGACATTTAGTTCACCATCTTTTTCAGGCCTTGTGATATCACCGTGACCAACCTTAAATAAGACTCGTCCGCTTGGATCCAGGGACTCAGAATACAATCCGTAATTATCAGCTTTACCGCGACGGACTTTACCCCCAGCGATACCAGGTAAGAAGATGGAGGCACCTTCTACAGCACCTTTATCAAAACGTGACTTACCTGCCAGTGGAACATAGAAATCTAAGGAGTGCCAGCCCTGCCGTGGAGCATGGGCACTTGCTGCCTGCATGAGAAGGCGAGCACGTTCATCAAAGGGATCTGCAAGGCTATAGCGTTTACCGGATACAGCTTGATTGGAGAATTCAATCTCTCGACCAATGGATTTATATTGCTTTGCTAATGAATCAAGTGCCTTAACTTTCTCTGCCAACGGCAGAGTATCAAGCATCTTTAAGTCGATGTGATATTCACTAGAACCACCAATATTGGCACTGGGACCAGTGAAGCCAGATCTTACAGGTGTATATGGCATTGTATTATCGTTTATTCTTATTTTACCAAAAGAAAACCCCTGGTTTCCCAGGGGTAAGGCATCAGACTCGGATTAGATCAGCAGCAAGTACGGCTTGCCAATCCACACGTTTAATTTGCTTTAACTGCTCCAGGTTGGTGAACCGTTCACCCGATAACGAAAGTTGTAGGTCCTTGATTTCACGAGCAGTTTTGAGGCCAATACCTTTAATATGATCGGCAATCATTTGAGCCGTTGCGGTATTGATATTGAGTCTGTTTTCAGGAGGGAAGGAGCGAGGCTCTTCTTTTGCCGCCGCATCCTTCACCTGTAGTGTTTTGACTTTCTGGGTACCTTCTTTGTCAGGTTCGATCTCAGTTTTGTAAGCGGTAAAGATACGGCCATCTTGATCTTCAAGCATGAACCAATCACCTTTATCCCATTCACTGATGACCTTAACCCGTGCACCAGTTTTCGTATGCTTATAGAGCATAGGACCAGAAATAATTATCTGGTCCTAGTTTACCCTATTCAGCTAACAGTGCGACCTGTCAGGTAGCCATCAATGTCCTCATAACCGGGGGCATCATCAGGCTGGATGTAGCAGATCTCAACGCACAGATAACCGGTGCGGCCAGCAGCGGAATCAGCATCCGAGATGTAGAAACCACCGGAGGTCGAGGTGCCATTCGCACTACCTTTGGCATACACCTTATAGGTGGTAGCAGCGGTAGCGGCGTAATGCAGACCGGTGACGGTAACAGCTTGGCCAGTGGCGGTCAGCAGGGGTGTTTGACCAAAACCTTGGGTGCCACCAGCAAAGTAGATCTTGGCAGCGGCATCACCGGAAACGGTGGAGGTCAGGTTGGCCTGGCCCACGGGGTCACCAGAGTAGGCAACAGGGCTACCAGAGTTGTCACGCCCGAAGGAAATGACGTTACCAGTGGCGGCATACACACCAGAAGCAACACGACCATCGCCCCAGCCGGAGGCAACGGAGATGGCGGTGCGATAGACGTAAGCCGGTTGGGTGGCCGAACCGCTGATCACAAGACCAGTGATATCGGTGCGGGTGTCATCGTTCCGGTAAGGGGAAGGGATGATGACGTTACCGCTGGCGGCAGGGGAACCAGAAGTAGCGGTCACAGGGACGTAACCACGAACCTGGAAGTAACGGTAACCAGGGACAGCAAGGACGGAAGTAGGACCACCTTTGGCAGCATCATTGGTACCATTGTCATTGGTATCAATGTTTTTGTACCAACCGTTAAGGGGCTGGTTCCAGTTACCAGGGTAGATCTTTTTGGACGAAAGGTAGGACATCTATTACTCCTTTAATTTAAGCTTTGAGTTATTGATCAGACGGTGCCGTCATCCTGCAGGAAGCTATAAGCAGTAGTGATGAAGTCCTTATTAAGCACTTCAAAACCAGCGTAAAGTTGCCAGATCAGAATAATAAAGCGGCTGAAATCGTCGTTATTATTGATAAGGACTTGAGCATTGGGGCCGCCCACGCCCACACCCACTGCCTGAGGACCGAAGAAGAAGCCCTGCGCAATTTCGTAAGAGGTGTAAGAAGAAGCACCACCAATGTTCAGGTCAGCGGTAATGGTCTTGGTCGGGAAGTTGGTCGACTCGAAGAACTTAACGCCTTCAAACTGAACGCCAGTAGGCATCACAGGTTCACCAGCCAGGAAGTAACCCTGACCAGCCTGGGGACCCATGAAGAAGCTGGCATTATTCGGCATCATGGGATTACCCATGTACATGCCTTGACCAGGATTACCAGCGTAGCGAGCGATTTCGCGGAAGTCACTATCACGACGCAGGTGCATCATGAAAGTAGGATCGCAGATGCAACGATAGAGACCATCAGCGAAAGTCGGGACGTTGCGCTTACGCATGTCCTTAACCACTTCCAGGAGGTCGGTACGAACCGAGAACTGCTGGACCTGAGCTTCATACTCAGTTTGGGTATAGGCAACACGACCGGAAGAATCTTTAGTCTTGCCACCAGGGAAATAGTAACCACCCTGGGACGCAGAAGCAGCACCATTAGCTTCAGCTTTGGCCAGTTCGTCAATGAAGACGCGATCACGCCAGCGGCGATAATCGTCCAGCAGAGTTAAGCTACCGATGCTCTGATGGAACATGTTGAGATTACCGGTATCCAGCAGAAGACGCTGAGCGGTAATCAGAGTTTCACGAGCAATTTTGAAGGTGCTGGGTTGAGTCGGATCACCCGGATCTGCAGGACCAGTATACTCCTTCAGCACCACCAGAACCTTCTCTTTGGTGATGTTACGGCTGTTAGCGGTACCGATAGTCTGATCAGCAATACGCTCACGGCTATCTTTGGTACCAGGAGATCCCCAGAACTTATAGCGATCTAACTGAACAGTTTGACCGGGTTGGCTAGTAAAATCATGAACCACAACAGGTTCAACAGCCATCTCGGCAATGTAGGCAGGATGCGGACGGTAGAGTTCCGCACCAAGAATTTTAGGAAAGTCGGTGTCTAAAAACACTTTCTTTTATCCTCCGAATACTTAAGGATTGTTATCGAGTGAAAGATTCAGACTTTATGTCTTATCTAACACAAATTTTAGCAGTTACTAATCAATTAATACCGTAAGGTCGGTACACTGCTACGAGCAAGCATTGTGTTACTAGAGCCATAGGATTCAGGATCCATGGCCATTTGTTGCTGTAAACCAGGAATACCTACAGCATTACCAATGTTGGCAAGTCCGCCACCAACCATGCCTCCCATCGCACCTGCTCCAACCAAGCCAACAGGAATGCCAACGTCATTAATAAGACTTTGTCCAGTGCGCAGCCCTTTCTTAAAGGATTGACGCACTTCTCCTGCATTGCTCCCAGAAGGGTCGACAGTGGCCCTTAAAGCGTCACGTATAAACTCAGTCTGTTGAATTTCCTGTGGCGACATTTTTGCACGTCGCGCTTGAGCAGCTGGGTAACTGTAGCTAACAGCGTCAAGATTGCGAAGAGCCTGGGCAGCTTGTCCGCGTAAGGCAGGAATCCGCGAGCCAAAAGCTGCACCTAATGCTCCAGCGCCTAATGCTTCAAGTCCTAATCTTCCAGGTCCTTCGCTAGAAGCTTCCCCAGAAATAAGATTACCTGCAGTAGCAAGGCCAGCGGCACCAAGACCGCCAGCCACTGCCGAAGCCGCTGGATTCCTGCTGATTAAGTCTGCATATTTACCAGCAAGTTTTAACATTCATCACTCCATAACAAACAGCTTGTTTGCCATCACTTGAGGGGAAGCATGGTTGATGACGCGCCAGGCATTAGCAGGGTCGCGGTCCATGGTTTCCTTAAAGGTGCCCCAGAAATCTTGAGGTTGCTGAGGAGCGGCAGCAGCAGGAGGAGCAGGGAACTGACCCATCTGCGGCATAGCAGCTTGAGTGGGATAACCCTGGGACTCAAGTTCCGCTTCGTTGTTGTAGACCGGATACGGACCTTCGGGACCAAAGAACTTCAGTGTGTAATCACTGAGGACATCAGGATTGGTCAGGATTTCGTTATAGGCCAGATTCTCTTGATGCTCATTGGCAGCAAAGTTGGCATAACCGGTCAGGGTTTGAGTAGCCTCTTTACCCCAAGCAACAGCACTATCCAGCATTTGCTCCAGGTTCAGAGCATACTGATTAAGAATTGCGGGAGCTTCTGTTCCGTACGCGTCGATTACCATTCGACTTTCCGGACTCCACTGCAGGAGATCCGCCACGTCCGCTAAGGAGGGACTGGAAGAAGTTTGGGAAGAGTTGGGCGAGTAAGTCGGGTTTGTTGACCAGGTCTGCGGAACCGATTGTTGCGTAGCTTGGTTGCTGGGTTGTCCGTAATTGGCCGGGGTAAACTGAGGTGTCGGTTGCGACGGTTGACCCTGGAACGGGGATTGAACCGGGCTCCCGAGCAGGTTGACTACCTTGTTGAATGCCGACTCCCAGGGATTGCTGGAGGTCTGGTCCGGTTGGGATTGGGGGACGTACTGTGTAGGGGCTGATTGGTAGCTGGTAACCCCCTGAGGAGCTGCTTGGGGTACCGCTTGGGGGTAAGCCGTTCCCACTTGGTAGTGAGTCGGAGCCGGGGCTACGTAGCTGCTGGGAGCTACTGCCGTCTGTGTCGGGCTCGTCTGTGGGATCGATTGGACGGTAGCGTCCTGCATAACTCATCTCCTTTTGTAAGGCTTCTAAAGTTCGATACAGATATGGGGTTAAATCCAATCTGGGGTCAGCAGCCATCGGAAGATCCGGTGATTGCGGGTGAGGAGTCTGCATCATGCCCCCCACTAAGCGTGCGAATTGAGAGAAAGCTCCCTGTAGTTCGCCCACCATCCTGAACGGGAACCCAGATAACATCTCGGCCCGCTCCTCATCCGTTTTTGACGGGAAGAGGAATTTCAATGCTTCAATACTATCAACACCTAATTCCTGTAAGTTGCGAACAACAATGGAATTATTCAAGATGTCTTGAGTCGAGTCTTCATAAACAGGACCAAGCCATCTCCAGAGGATAGTAACATCACCATCAGGAATCAAACCTTTAACACCAGGTGGAAGCATTTGTGCTTGCACACTGGCCATCATTAACTTCTTAAGTTGTTCATTATATTGCTCCAGGGCTTGTTTATAAGCCTGTTCTTGTTCAGGTGGTAATTCACCCTGGGGCTCCACAGGTTTCTCAATACCTGCGGCAGCGGCAAGAGTATCTTTAAAGAGTTGTTCTTCTAAATAGATAATCAGCTCAAGACAACGAGCAATACCATGGGTATAAATGGCATTAGCTTTTTTCTTGGACGTAGCAGATACACGTCCAAACAGTGATTTGTATTCTGTTGCAGTTACACCAGCACTGATGGATAATTCATCAACACCACCAAGTGCTGTACGAATTTCCTCTCGATACTGACGAACAAAAGCATTCTGGTCGCCACTGATCGCATCAGGGACAATGTAACCAACACGATCATTGGGCTCCAGGTTGGCAATCACCCGTGGCACACGGATCTGACCATCAACACCGCGATGGACAGGATCAGCCTTAAAGGTCGATCGGCTTAATGCCGCAGGACTGGAGAAACCAGAGTTGGCGGCAATAGAAGGTCGTTGGACAACGCCATCACCACCCATCTCGATGAGATCAGTCTTAGGCCTGGAGGACAGCAGTGTCGGATTACCAAAGAACTGAAGGTTCTTGCGCATGTTACGCACAAGTTCATCGTGAATAACGATGTGATTAGCGAGGGCATCAAATTCCCCACTACCTTCCATTGCAAACCCTTTGGGGTTATTGAAGATCTCTACGCAGGGAATGAATTTAATGGTATTAGGAAATGTCTGAGTCCTGCCTGGTATCAGATTATTGGGACTATCAAAGGACATCTCACCTTCTGAGTGAGTTTCTTCGATGACATCCCGTTTGATGGAAAGACGGATATAACGTTTTGTACCAGGTGTTTCGCCCCTGGAACCGGTAAGGTCATTGGTGCCAATGTCCATGGCAAAACCATTGGGACGCTTGACCTTATAGCTATAGATGATGACAACTTCTTCCAGTTCACCATCTACGTTGTAGTAGGAGCGGTACTCATGGGAACGGAAGTAATAGAGGCGATAGTTGGCCTTGGTGGGACGGATGTAAAAGATGCCTTTCCCATCACATAGGAAGTAGTCCCAAATCGAATCAATCCGAGTATCAAGCTTGTTGTATTTGATGACACGATCAATGAAGTCTTTGCGTTGATTACCGAAGTTGTCTTGAGCAGGAAAGAACTCAACCCCTTGGCGGATACCAAAGAGTTTCATCTGAGCGATATGGGACGCAATGATACCGGTATCAACGCCAGAGCTACCGTCTCGCTCAATGTAAGAATCAATGATTTCTTTAAGCCTGGCTTTGGAGTCAGCCATTAACTATCACATTACTTCTTGTCTTTATAAAGTTTAGCAGATCTTGCCGCTTTACCAGCCTTTTTAGCCGTTTCTGTATTGGGAATAAATTGTTTACCTTGTCGACTGCCCTCTCGTTTCTTGCGGTCAGTTTCTTCCCGTTCTTCTTTGGATAAAGAAGCCCATGCCTTTTCTGGAAGGTAACGCTTGGTATAACCTTTTTGAATTGCTTTGTCAACTGACATATTAAATATGATTCCAAGTCTTTCTTTTTATAATAGCTGAGATAGTTTTATGATCTACATTAAAAATTCTGCCTAGTTCTCGCATACTATAGCCCTTGCTGCCAAGTTTTCTAATTTCTAAAACCTGAGCTTCTGTTAGCTTAGAACTGCCTGCTTTGCTGCCAACTGCTGGAATCTTTTCTGAAGAATTTTCTTCTAAAAGCTTCCATGAAACATTGCCTGGTTCGTAGTTGCCTTTGTCTTCAAGACGAGATAAAACATGACCATCAGGTCTTTCTCCCATATCTTCCAAAAACCATTTAAAACAACGCCATCTATCGCAAACAGTTATTCCTTTTGCCCCATAATTTTTATAACTACTGCTTGATTTTAAAAAACAACGATCATACATTGCTCGCCAACTATTATATGTTGGTGAGCGTTTTGTTTCTCCTCGTCTACCCAGGCTATGACCGTGAATCTTTTTGGACACCGCTCTTCTTGGCTTTCTTGGCTACCTTAGCAGCTTTTACTCGCTTTTCGTATTCTTCACGAGTGCTCCAACGCTCTTTGCCCCATTTCTCTAAAGACTTTTGCTTTTCACCTTTACCTCCACGATATCCACCACCAGCTTCTTCATATTCCCGAGCAAGCATTTGAGAGCGACGAGCACTCCATTGACCTGGCTTGCCGCCTTTAGAACTTTCCATGATGCGGTCTTTAATCCGCTCACGTAATTCTGGTTTTGTGTACTTGGAATTATCTTGAGACATCAGGAGACTCTCTTATTATCAAAACCTGCATTATTTGCAGCATTGTGTTGAGCAACTAAAGTATTGAAGAACCTATTACCTGCATCATTAGTGGCACTAACGGGATAAGGGTTCTGCATATCTTGAGCTTGGCGGTTCCAGGGGAACTGCTGACGGAGCTGCTCCATACGTTGCAGAAGGTCTTGGCCTGTTGTGGTTTCTTTCATTCCATAACGATAAAGACGGTCTTGAATTTCTTTATCACCCATGAAATAACCAGGAGATCCAGCGATATTGCCTGGAGCCCCTGGAACACCGGAATAACCTGAATAGGAGAACATGTTATGTACGACTCAATGCTTTTATTTTATCTTCAATACACTTTTCATTGTCGTCCCAGATTGCCATACCACAAGGTTTGCCAAGCTGCCATTGCTTAACTGTAAAGTCTTGACGCAACTCTTGAGGGATGAAATATGGATGGTTATCAAGAGATTCGTAGGAGATCTCATCCCACTGACGGGGAGGAATTAAGGCCTTAAGTTCGTCCCAGCGATCAAGCATCGCATCAATATGATCATCAAGGAATCGTTCCCAACAATCTTCTTCATCCTTGTCATATTCATTGCGACACCAAAGGATGCGCTTCAAGCTGTTATAGATATCATTACGGTTACGCATGATACCAACAAAGTGAACCCCTGGTACACGGCAGTAAATCTCTTTGTAAAGATTGAGTGCAAACGGTGCTTGGATCACAACATCCCCGGCGCCCATCGCTACCAGCATCTCCAGCTTCTCTATGCCATGGTTCTGGGGCAAGAAGTCAAACTCCTCCATGTGGGCAAAGCCAAGGGCATCGGCCAGGGCATGGGAGAGAAGGGTGGTACCGCTGCGTTGACAGCCGGTCACGATGATGGGCATGTTGCTTGCCATGTCAATAAGAGATCTTTTCCAAGGCGTCAGGTTCAGCTGGCCCATCAATACGTGAAAGGAGGATGGAGTCGTTCTTGATGCGCCAGGTCAGGATGTCGCCTTCCTGCCAACCCAGTGTATCGATCAAATCGTCAGGTAGTGTGATAAAGCAATCACCTTCATCATTTTCTTGGATTTCAACGACGTAAGAGTCCATACTCAAAAATCGAGTTAAACAAAGAATACTACACCTACTTAGACATGAATTTAAAGCGCTTTACTAAAAGCAAGAATTTATGGAAAGGTCCAGGGTGAACAATGCGGCGTCTCATGATCGTACTGATCTGATCACAGAGGTCTTCTAAAATCGAGGCATGTGTACCTCCTTGCAAGGGAGGAGATTCCATTTCAGTAGCATCATATTGAAGAGAGATGATACCAATAGGGAGATTGCCAATGCGTACCAGACGGTTATACATTCGATCAATGTTATTACGTGTTAAATGATCTTTGCATGCTTCCTGCAAATCATCTGAGTACTGAATGGAAGACCAGATTTTTGTATCACTATGCAACAGGTCTTCTAATTCGTACATGATTCGTCCAATAGGCAAATCCTTAATAGGATGTGGCATTGGTGTTCGACCCGGTGCCGTATACGTATTGATGGTTGAAATCTTAGTTAAGTGATAGCCGAGTGTATTGATTGAACCATTATGAAACGCAGCAAGAATAACGCGTGATGCTGAAGTAATGACACCAATTTGAGCAAGGATATTGTTCAGAGATCGTTGCTCTTCGATCGGAGCAAACACCCCATCTAACTTCTTGACAACAGAAGAACGTCCTATCTTGTCCCAAAGTAGCCAACCAATAAAGGCAGCAAAGAGAAATGCATCAGAAGAAACAACGATGTTGACAGGCTTGTGTTGTATTGGTTGAGGAGGTTCAACTTGTAACTCTATAGCATCTGTAGAAGACATTTACGTTGCACAAAATACCATTGTAAATCAGTAATCAATTTGGAGATTACCTTTACGCATAAGACCCGTTACAAGCCATACTAATGCGTCGACACAATCGTCATGACTACTGATACCAAAGTTTGTTAGTTCTTCAAACATGGCACTGAAGTTACGGTATCGATTGAAGATAATCTTCTTGTCTTCAAACATGCCAATGATTCCACGGAAACGTGCCAGCTTGTCTCCACGGAAACCCTTGACCGGATGCCAGATCAGGTTATAAAGACCCTCATCCCCCAAGCAGACGCGTTTGAAGTCGGCCTCCAGGGAGGCCTGGTACTGGACCGCTTCTGACCAGATATCACACGTGGAATAGGTTGGGAAGTACAACCCATTCTCATCTTTGCCAATGACGGACCAATCATTGAGAAGTTCTTTCATGGCATCTAACTTCTCAAGGTTTCCCATGACACGCATCCTTCGATAATCGATGATATGGATACGATCACCAATGCGACCACCGATGACAAAGACGGTGTAATCATTTTTGTCTTTATTGCCAGCGGATAGGTCAACGCCAATACCCAAGGCATCGAATTCAGTTGCAATTTCTGCCTTGATAATGAATTCAGGTGGCAAGGAAAGCTCGTCCATGCGGACGATTTGATTCATGTACTGGAAAGAGAAAGCAACTGGTGCTTGGCGTTTCTGTTCCTTAAGATATTCTAGTGACCACATCTCTGGCCAATAGGATTCATCCTCTAGGGTTTCAGGGTTGACATTGATTGCTGAAAGGATAATTTGCGTCCAGTTGTTATTAGGACAGAAGGTTGTTGCATGAATGTCATCATGTCGGAATCGTGTACCAAGGCAGATGGCCCTGGCACCTTCAAACATGGTTGGTGCGATCACGGCATTCCAGTTATCCTGCATGGTTTTGCGGATATCTGGATTAGCAATATCAGAGGAACTCTTGATGGGGTCATCGATGATGACAAGGCTTGCGCGTTTGGATGTCACAGAACCCTTAAGGCCTGCAGCACAGAGTGTAAATTCCTCTTCACCTGTGATATCAATGCCAGCAAAGCGGTGATCAATAGACCAGTACTCATTACTGGTGACATTTTTTAGGAGTTTGACCTTAGGGAAAACCTCTTGATATTTTTTACTGCTGATGATTTTCTTGATGGTTGCCGACTTGGAGCGGGCGATATCAACCGTATAAGAAAGATAAAGAATGCGTAAAGAAAGACCTGCATGGGTGTGGATGCCGATAGCCCATGCCGTATACAAACCTAAGATCGTGCTTTTGGCTGAGTTCTTACTAACCACATAATCTTGGATTAAGAACCGTTCTTGCTCGTTATCAACAGCAATGCAACGTACAGGAGACTTCCCTACGTACTCAATATTGACGATGGATCGTACCAGGCTGCTGTTGGAGCTGGAAGAAGCTGGTCCGTTGTAACGAGCAGCTTTACGGTTGCAGTAAAAAGGCTTGATCTTATCGGGAAGACGAATACCAATCCGATACGTCAAGTAGTTACTTACAATGGTTTGACCATCCTTTTTGTATTGAGGATAGTAAGGAGTTCGTGCTGTAACGATACCGCCAAGCGATCGGACAAGCAAGGAAACATCTTCAATTAAGCGTTTGCTTGACGAAGAAAAACTCAAACCACCTCTGTTACTCTTACTTTCTTTGGTACCATCTGTATCCATGAGGCCACGTAAAAGCCACTCACGTTGCTTGATGTCACCATACAGATACTTTTCTGGAATAAACTTATCGTAAGATTTCTTGCCAAAAAGACCTAAACGATTAAGTTCTTTGCTAACGGTTTTACGAAAGCCTCCAGAGGTGTTATCAATTGTCTTGGTATTCTTACCTCCTTTGCATTGGATTTGATAGGAATACTTACGCGTCGGATAGGAGCGCTCAACAGCGACACAATCTTTGGGAAGAACAGTGTTAATAAAATCAATAATATCTCTATCTTTGGTTGTAATATTGATGGTCCTGCCGGGGTCGGAAAGGCCCCCATCACCAAGCAGCACACCCATTAGATATGGGTGAATCACGTAGGACTTTCGGTAGTGCCGTACAGGCGCTGCAACAGGGACCTGGAAACGTGGATACCCCCTGTAATCAAGCCAAGGCTTCTCACCTTCCTCAGCAAGGCGTACGTTACGTTTGACGCCTGTATGCTGATTGCCTTCAACGCCCGTCGTTACCAGGGTGCGGATCTCCTGGAGTGTCGTCTCACGAAATTTCCCCTTGGCATCCGTACCAATGCGACGAACATCAAAACGATGTGAGTCATCACAAATCAAAGAGGTACCATCAGAAAAAGTGACTTTATAGACATCAGTCTCCTCGTAGTCAAAGACTTCTGTTACACGACAAGTGTTACCATCGTCTCCATAGACGATGGAATCAACAGAAAGTTCTTTGATTTTGCTCCAGCCCTTTGGTGTAGCGACAAGGGTATCGGGATGAAGCGGACCCCGTGGAGCAAGAAGATCAATATTAGGTCCAGCAATACGATGAAGGACATCGTTGGACTCTTCTGTTACCAGGTGCCGATGCCAATCTTTATGGTGTGCAGCCGGGGGTTTGTCTGCTACGTACTCACAGAATGCACCAAAGTCTTCCCTTGCGCGCTGAAGGACAGTATTTTCATTATGTAGTTTTTCATTCAGTAAGACTGCATTGGCAGAAGCAGCCTTAGCACTACGTCGATACGCAAGGTGTAATTTGGAAGGCATCTAGTATTCAATCTATTGATTAAATACTACCCCATTTCTAATCAATCATCATCTTTTTGATCATCAGATGATCGGCCACGTCCTCTGCCACGACCCTTATCATCATTAGTGTCATCATCATCGTCTTCTTTTTCTTTTTTGCTGCGCTTGTATTTCTTGGCAGCTTCCAGGGCAGCACGACGCTTGCCCTTATCATCCATCTTGGAACCGTCGTCGTTTTTAGCGTTCCTATTCTTGAAGTACTCCACAAGTTGTGGAGGCATTTTACCTTTTGCCATTATTGATAAGGTCCGGGTTTATTGGTCATAGCTGAAAGAAAAGACTGGAAGCGCTCTGGGGCAGAGGGATTAGAACCTGCCTGTGTGCTACCACCACCAAGATTTCCATAGACGAGAGAATTCCTGCGTCGATCTTGCGTCATCCTCTGAACCATATTAAACATGGCCGAAGGATCAACAAAGCCTAATGCTGCAGCAGGAGGAGTTGGTTTATAAGACATTAGCAGTCATATTGCAATTTGGCCCATACACTAAGAGAGGCTTCTTGCAAAGCATTCTCAAAAGCATCATCTTTGAAGATGTTACAGAGTTCAGTAATGGCTCGATCTGCACCAGCGAGCATCAAACCTTTTTGATCCCTATTGCTGATAAAGGAATTGACTTGGGAGATGGCCCCACGGAGTTCCTTTTGCATGGCCGCAATGCGTGCTACGCCAACATCACGTTTAACAGCATAGTTCTCAATATCTTCCCTAAGGCGTCTGATATCTTCTTGCATCTCTGCAATTTCAAATAACAAGACCTTAAGGTGATCAGGTTTAGGGTAATGCTTCTTTAGCCAGGCTTCACAACTAGCAATCTCACCTTTATAGCCAAGGAATCTGGCATAAAGGTAGGATTCAATAAGGGAGAAACCTTCCTTGGCGAAGTTATGGAATGAAGATTGAACGTTAGAAGATTGGTTATCCAGCCAATGCTGGAACACCTCAATATCGATACGCTCGTTGGGATTGTCCGTAATCCCTGGCTTCATCTGCTTGACTGAACTGCTGCTGCTGTTCAGAAGACTTTCGTTGTTCTTGTCCAGATTTGCCGATGGTTTCACGTTGTTGTTCACCTTCAGTTTCCATCTTCTTCTTGGAAAACTCGTAGGCTACGCCCGCTGCTTGACGGTATTTGTCAAGATCAAACCAATCGTCTTGTGAGTAGGTTGCGTCAACGTTAGCAGCCATTTAAGTACCCAATCAGAAATTACTCATCATCGAAGCAAGACCTTGGGCGTAGACATCACGCCGGCCTTCAACGGACTTTTGACGCTGTTGACGTTTTTTAGAGGATTCAAGACGATCCAGCAGGGCCTGGAAGTCAGTGAGATTAACGGACGCATCAGTGCCGTAATCACCGCCAGTACCTTGACCAAATAAGTTAGCAGCCATCTTTAAACTATTGACTTACTTAAATTATAGACCAATTTATCCTATGAGAAATTGAAGGCATTAACAAGGCCGGCATAGATGGATGTACCGCGATCAAGCATCTTTCCTTTCAGGCCATACTCACCGCGAATATTTTCAACACGTTCCAGGCCAGCATTAACGACTCCCTGAAGATCAATAGCGCCTTTGGTGCGAATATTTTCAACACCAAGTGCTGCTTCTAGTTGACGATCCGCTTGATAACGCGTGCCTTCTAATTCCCGATCAGATTGATATTGAACGCCTCTAAGGCCAACATCAGCCTGGTAACGAGTTGCACCTGCTTCAATATTAGCTACATCCCTAGCAGACCTGCCACGAATACGTTCAACAACTTTGGCCGCATCGGCATTTAATTTTGCAATACCTGTGTCAATGCCACCCTGTTCGCGAATGGCGCCAATGGTTGACTGAAAATCAAACTCTGCTGGAGCAAGACCTTCACCAAAACCTGGAAGACCAAAGTTTAAAAGTGGATTTGAAGAAGAGGAAGAAGAACTAGAGCCCTTAATAGTAATACCAAGTTCTCTAGCAGCATCTTTAATACCAGAGGTGGCGCCAGTTTCTCTTTTGATGCGAGCGATTTCCTTTGGCCCTAATGAACCACCAACACTAGATAGTGCATTTATAATTTGTTTGTTGGTAGCCATTTTATTACATCAAGTCAAATGGACTTCTTAAGTTCCTCATTCCAGTATACATTACCCCACCAGAAGGAGATCTTGTGGCAATTTGGGGGCCATAATAAGCAGCCATCCGCGCTTCTTCTGGACCAGAAGGAGTTGCTGCGTAATACGCTTCAGGAGAAGAGTAAAGAAGCCCAGCAAATTCTTGGGGGCTAGGCTGATTTTCTTTTACATATTGACGCTCTTCTTTGTCAAGCGGTCGACCAAAGACCTGTTGAGCCATAAAATTAGCATCAGCAAGCGTACCACGCTTACCTTCACCTTCAATGCTACGCTTTAGGATTGTATTAAAGATATCGCCACCAGGCTGAAAAGCATCTGCCTGAGGATATTGAGAGGCAATAGTACTTGCCTGTAATGCAATATTAGAAAGATTTGCATTAGAACTAAGTAAGTTATCAAATAAAGAAGATAACTTTCTGCTATCTTTCTTTGATAGCTCTTTACCAGGTCCAAAGCCACTGAGGAGATTTGTTTCGGAGACCTTATGTTGACCTCCAAAACCAACGGTAGTTCCGAAGTTAAACATCTTTATACTTTTGTCATGCTCTCATTATAGGACTATAAGACCAACGAGCAGCAGCTGTTGGTGACATCCCACTTTGCATAAAGGCATTAAAGTATTCAGGACGGTTGACACCAGCAATGCGCATGTCTCGTTCCATCATCTTTGCCCTCAGCTGACGATTAAGATCTTGTTCTGCTTCATACTCACGTGCAGCAAGCATATTGGCCTGCTGTACGCGTTGTGCATTCATTGCACCTTTTTGAGCATGACCGGCTTGAATGCCTTCAAGCACACCGCCAACAAGATTCAGGCCCGCTCCAGCAACCATGCCCCAGGGACCGCCTAAGGCACTGAGCATGCCGCTAGCACCACCAGCAGCCCCTGCTGCACCGGCTGCACCTGCAGCCCCTGAAGCAGCGCCACCAAAACCAGAAGCAAGTCCAGCGCCTCCTGAACCAAGGAAGTTAAAACCCTGGGGCGGAGCAGAGAAGGGAGTATTCCAGCTATATGACATGATGCTCCTAATTAAAAGTAACGAGGTTGTTGCCGTTCCAGGGCTTCTGTAGGCAGTCTAAAACCACTAATGGTTTCAGGACCATACATCTGACGTGCTGCAGCCATACGACGAGGGATATTGCCAAGATCAAGGAGAGACTTAACAACACCACCAAAAACAGTAGATTGTGCGCCAAGTTGTTGCGCACGCTGAGCATTTTCAAACTGCATTTGGCTAATGCTTTTGAGCATCTCAGGAAAGTCTTTTTTCTCCTGTTCTCGACGTTGCTGGTTCATGTAATCCATGAAGACCATGCTACGTGCAAGAGGGTCAAGTCCTTCAGTAGCTTTCTGCAATTCCTGAAAAGCAGCACCAAAACCAAAAGGAGAAGTCCCAGCAACAGGCGTAGAGGTGGTGCCGCCAAACGAAGGATTCATCGGCGGAGCTTGCAGTTCAGGACGAGGTGCAGGTAATGTTGCCATGATTACTTACCTCAACCGAAGCTAATAGAAGGTGCACTTAACACCGCATTGGCATAGGGATTAGATGCTAATGCCTGACGTACGGTGGCACCAGTTTCTGCTTGTGCGCCGGTAGCAAGTCGACCTGCGGTAGCAACAGTACCAAGCATTGCATAGTTCTGTGCTTGGGTATTCATTAATGCCTGTTGACGCACCATATCGGCATTCTTCATTTTCTGAATCAACGGATTCATCCGTTGCATATCCAGGAATGCTTGATCAGAATAGAACCGACTCAGATCTTTAATATTGCTGGTATTAACACCAAGAGTACGATCAAGCAATGAGAGTTGATCTTCTGCAGTTTGCAGCGCACGTGCTCGTTCTGTTTCGTATTCCCCTTCTTTACCCTTCGTCGGCTTTCCACTAATTCCTTGCCGTACAGATTCTGTTGTTGCTGCGGCACCAGCAGGAGCACCAAGTAAACCACCAACAATGGGGATGGCGGCACCAGCAACCTTAGCCAGTGGGTGAGGAATGCGGGAAACACCAGCGCCAATAAGACCTAAACCAACACCGCCAGCAATTGCACCAGCAGCACCAGCGACACGACCTTGCTGAAGCTCACTAACAGCTTCCGGCACACCGCTCAGCAGGCCTGCACCAAGGGCAAGGCGGCCGGCAGGAATCCGGCTAACAGCAGGGCCAACTTGTG